AAAAAGGGGGTGTTGAACCCCCTTATTATAACAGATGATCAGCAATTAACCAATAGAAGGTGCCAGTAGTGCAACCTCACTAGTCTCAGCAGATGCTAAGTCAAGTGGGAAATTATGTGCATTACGCTCGTGCATTACCTCCATTCCCAGGTTCGCTCTGTTAAGAACGTCTGCCCAAGTAGGAACAATCTTACCATCAGCAGATACAATCGACTGATTAAAGTTGAATCCATTCAGGTTGAATGCCATCGTGCATATACCCATAGAGGTAAGCCAGATACAAACAACTGGGAAGGTTGCTAGGAAGAAGTGCAATGAACGAGAGTTGTTGAATGATGCATACTGGAAGATTAATCTACCAAAGTATCCATGAGCAGCAACAATGTTGTATGTTTCTTCTTCTTGTCCGAACTTGTAACCATAGTTCTGTGACTCATTATCAGTAGTTTCTCTGATCAGAGAAGATGTAACGAGTGAACCATGCATGGCAGCAAACAATGCTCCACCGAACATACCTGCAACACCTGCCATATGGAATGGGTGCATTAGGATGTTATGTTCTGCTTGGAACACGAACATGAAGTTGAATGTTCCAGATATACCAAGTGGCATTCCGTCAGAGAATGAACCCTGTCCGAAAGGATACACAAGGAATACTGCGAAAGCAGCAGATACAGGTGCAGAATATGCTACACAGATCCAAGGACGCATACCTAAACGGTATGAAAGTTCCCACTGTCTGCCCATGTAAGCAGAGATTCCAATAAGGAAGTGGAAAATAACCAACTGATAAGGACCACCATTATACAACCACTCATCAAGAGTAGCCGCTTCCCATATAGGGTAGAAGTGTAATCCAATAGCGTTGGATGAAGGAACAACAGCACCAGAGATGATGTTATTACCAAACATAAGTGAACCAGCAACTGGTTCTCTAATTCCGTCGATATCGACAGGAGGTGCAGCAATAAATGCTACGATAAAGCAGGTTGTAGCTGCTAATAAGCAAGGAATCATCAAGACACCAAACCAACCAACATAGATGCGGTTGTCAGTACTTGTAACCCACTCGCAGAACTCAGTCCATCCATTAAGGAGACCTTGTTCCCTTTTTTGAAGAGTTGTCATAATAGGACAATTTAAATAAGTAGGGCTTCAAAGGGTAGAAGCGATACGGATATTTCCACTAATCCCTTCACTAGTGGATATGAGAGATGTAACCCCCGTGATCTCGGTTTGAGGATATAAAATGTAGGCAAATGCCCACCGATTTATTTATTATATACTTTTGTTAAGCACTTGTCAAGTTATTTTTTGCCCAATAAATTTTTAATTTTTCTTGCCTTCCTTTTTACATCCAATGATTTCTGAACATTAGCATCAATCTCAGGATTATCTGTTGGTGGCATTGCCTCTGCACTATCAGGATCTAATTTATCATACTTATATCTTTGTCCATACTTTGGATGCATGCTTGTATTTGGATCCAATTCTGGTGGTGCTTCATTTGGATAACCTTTTGCAGATGGTTTGTTTGGATAATCAATCTCTGTATTCAACCGTTTTGCAACTTTCTTATATAAAGGATCTTTAGGTGCATCAAGTGTTTCCTGTTCTTGTATATTTCTAAATGGACTTACATAAGTAGAATCTAATTTACGCATTGCTTTTTCGTGTGCAATGATATTAAAATGTTCTTGTATTTTTCTATTATTTAAATTTTTCTTAGATAAGTTTTCACTAACAATCTTATCAAAATATTGATGTCCATGTCCTACCTTATCGTAGACAACATTTATTCTTTCTTGTGATTCATATCCACCCCAATACTTATCCTTTGTTCTCCAAGTTTGACCTGCAGCATTCTTTGCCCTAACCATTTCATCACTCTTCTTAGATGCAGTTACATTAGGAGTGTTCTGTGGTTTATATTTACCTTTAAAATTAGGTCTATACTTTTCTAACTTTTGAGTCTTTGGTAATTCTTTTATTTCTTTTAGTGGTTGTGTTATCTCACGAAGGATTCTTTTTTTAGATTCATAAAGTACTGTACTTTCTGATTGTGTCTGTTGCTTATCAAGTGCCCAAGGATCATCCTTTGTTGATAATGGATTATCAGGATCCAAATCCTTATTACTAAAATCAAGTTTAGATATTCCAGTAATCATTGGTACGAAATTATCATCAACCCATTTCTTTTGATCTTTAGATAATTCCTTACCACCTACTGCCAATAATAATATTGAAAGTAACTGTGGATTAACACCCAATAAAGTCAAGTATGTACCCATCTCTGCAATATAATCTTCTTTATTCTTAGGCAATCCCATTTCTATTAATGCCCGACTCATATCTTCCTTCGGTGGAAGTGCTGATTCATTTTGTTCAGATATATATTCTTCCCCAAATCTAGATCTACTTCCTTTCATTGGTCCTTTACTACTTAAATTCTTTTTAAGTGCATTAATTTTTGGACCATAGAAATTATTCATAGTATCATATCCACCACCAACATCATAAGTAAGTTGAGCTCCCATTGCAATCCAACCCACAGGACCAGGTATTGCTTGGAATCCACCTAAAAGAGCACCAGCATAATCAGGTGGTTGCTTAGAAAGTCTAGCAGTAACATCAGCAACAACTAAACCAGCATTTAAAAAAGGTACAAACTTACCAACTCTTCCTAAAACACCTGCATTCTTAACACCTTTTTTAGCTAATGTTTCTAATGCTTGTTTTGAAGCAGGATCAGCAACATCAAAAGTTTTTGTAAGATTTTTTAATGCAATAGTATCACTGGTTCTTACTAACTGCTCTACACCTTTTGTTGGATCAAATCCTCTACTAACATTAGATCCCAACCAATTCTTTATACCTCTTACACCACCAGTACGTGGTATAGCAGTAACTGTTCCACCTTCACCAGCATATTTTAAAGCAGTATTAAGATCAGGTGTAAAATATTGTGATGCATAATTTTTACCAGCAAGTCTCTTTAACAAAGGATTCCAATCAGCAATCTTTGGAATTTTCTTACCAAATAATTTTAAATTAGATGCTCCTGTAAATGATGGTAAATAATCTACTCCTTTTTCAAGTCCCTTAAAAATATAATCACCACTACCAAACATGGCTTTATCAGTAAATCCTCTTAAAGTATTAAGTGCTCCTTTAAGTGGAGTATTAGAATACTGTCCAGAAGCAATATCCCATAAATTCTTAGCACCCTTCTTTGCTTTATCCCAAAGTAATCCCCATATATCCAGATCTCCAGAATCTCCTCCTTCTGGATCTGCTTGTGGTGTTTCAGTTCCTACGTCTGGACTTCCACCAGATCCTGTTGTTGCTTTTCCTTTTTCGACATCACCAGGACCATTTCCTCCACCATTAGTACCTGGAGCATTTCCACCTTTCATACCACCTGGAGAACCTGGTGGTTGATTATCCAGACCTTGTTGAGGAACACCCCCACTATAGAAGTAAGGAAAGTCTTTAGTAAAATTATTCGCAGCCTTTTTATCTTTAAACCATTCTGCCATGGCTAAAGTAAAACTAGGATTATTTTGAGTAAACTGACCAGATGTACCATTCCATTGTCTTGGAGTATAAGTAGATCCACCCTGTACAATTGGATCATTAGTCCAATGTCCTTCTATCGTTGCTAATAAAACAAATTGTCTTGTATCTTTTTGAATATATCCTATATTTGTATAATCATCAGTACCATGATTATAAACATAACCATCAACTAATGGTCCTAAAATAAAATGTCTACTGTTTGGGGGTAAAGCAGTCTTTACAGTTCCAGTATCAGGATCAATAAAACCATCAGTATTTGTGGAAGATTCTAATATTGAATCATTACTCATATCGGGTACATATTTTGTATCCCAATCACTATCATCAATCCAATATCCTTGTGGTCTTATATACTCTGATGCACCAGATGTGCCAGGAACTCCTGATGGCCAATTACCATCTACATCAGGAACAAATCTTTTTGCAGGGGAAGGTGGATCATAACGAAATCCCGCAGGGTTTTTTGAATAAACCCCACCAGTATTCATATTTGGTATCTCATTGAGCATCTGCGTCTTTTCATCCAACTTTGTAGTCTTATGGTTAGATCTAAGATGTCTTAATGCTCGTTTAAAATTTTTTGCCACTCTTAATTACTTCTCCGTCATTATATTTATGTAATCCATTCCAACAGGATTTACATGAATATTTCCACCTAAAAAAGAAATATTAGCTACTCTAGCATGAGTTGTATTAGATGCAGTAGTTGTTACATCATGCCAAGTTGTTGGTTCTATCCAAATAAACCTATTTGGTTTTGCGTAAATACCGTTTCGATATTCTTCCTCAACTGCATAAGTAAATTTTATTTTCCCTTCCCACGATTCATCCCAATCTGGATGAATATAAAATACATATCCTCCATGATCAAAATGAGGTCCATTAAAATTACCATATCCCTCATTTGCTGGACGGAATTGATTATAACCAAATAATTTTATTGATTCTGCAAAATGTTCCTGATATAATCCTATCTCTTTTAGTCTTTCAAACACTAGAGTATATGCCTCTGTAAAAAGATCATCTCTCAAATCCTTTATAACAGAAGTTGTGTAAGTAGAAGATGCTGCTACCTTTGCAGATAAAGCATCAAACTTACTTTGCTCCAGAAAATTATCAATTAATATCGCTGATCTACAACCCATCTTTGAAATTTTTAAATATTTATCTTCTTCCTTCTTCTATTTCCACCTCTCTTGTTCTATTTCTTATAATGATTTGATCATTAACATAATCAGCAGAGAACTCTAATTTATCATGATTATCCCACATGAGTTCTTCATATAATGCATTTAAACGATCCATGTCTTCCCACAGATCGTTTACGTGTCTATTGTCATCCTCTATCAAAGTATATTCTCCTCTTGTTCTGTTAATAGAGTAACATCAGAAGTAGGATAAGCAACACAAGTCAAAACAAATCCATCCTCCATCTGTTCATCATCCAAGAAAGATTGTTCTTCTTGGTCTACAGTACCTGATACCAATTTCATAGCACATGATGAACACGCACCAGCACGACAAGATGAAGGATGATCTAACCCTGCCTCCTCTAATGCTTCTAATATAAATTGGTCATTTGCACACTCAAAACTTTCTGTTGAACCGTCTGGTGTCTGAAGCGTAATAGTTGCCATAGAAATTAATATCGCTTCTTTTATATAGCGGAATTTGTATCAAATGTCAATCGTTTATGTGCATTTACTACTCTAGTTATCCACGATGGCACTCATCATAGTAACGGCAACTCCTACTACTATAACTGTACCTGAAAAGAACAGTAAGAACATCTGGAATGCGTCTTTCCACTGATATGGATTCATTTTGTTGTAATTTGTCTACGACGGGTTTTCTTAATATTTTAGATTAGTCCTAATGTTCCTGCAGTTATTCCTACTGCAAGAAAAAATCCAAATTCCAAAAGACCATGTGCCTCTGATGGAATTTCTAAAAATTTTGAAGATAATTGAGTCATTTAAGCTTGTGCTCCTCAGCTAGTAAATTTATGAAAATACGAATGGTAATCCATTAATTGCTGTGTAACCTAATACACACCCAAATAAAATTTGATAGATCATGTTCCTGCTCCTTGATAAACTGGTGTCATAATTCCGCCTCCTTCATCATCATCGTCATCATCAGAAAATGTTCTGAGTAACAATTCAATCAAGACTAAAGCAGCCATGGGATAAAAAACCCAGAGGACTGCTACTAGTGGTGAAATTGTATCTGTTGCGGCTGCTAAGTCGCCCATATGTCTTGATTCTGTAATAAATTACGAGTAATTATTTAGTTATGTAAAGTATTTGAAGTGGGTATATGCACCTACGACTGCCCAAAAAGCAACCATTGCAAACCTACCATTGGCTCTCTGCCAAATTGCTACGTTAGACATCTTAAAATACTCCTGGAATAATTTGACCTGTGAATGAGTAAGCACCTAGTGCTGCTACTATTCCGATCATGGCCATCCAGCCATTAAACTTTTCTGCTTCTGGGGTCATTGTTATTCTCCTTTTATTGGATTGAGGGTTAAAAAGTGACTAGCATATGCTAGTGGTGTAAAAGACCTTGGCATCTAAAAGATACCAGGCATAACTGCTCCGAATAGGATATAGTTATGAACTGCTGCAAAGAAACCAATCATCGCTAGACGACCATTGAGTTGCTCTGCTTCTTTCCAGTAGTCGTGATTAGTATCAACTCTTATCTCTGGTTCAGCAGCAAAGATGTTTTGCTTACCATACTCAGTAGTTGTATACCTCTTCATACTGGGTGTTGAACTTGTCATTCGTTTGTAAAGAAACGTAACAATATTATATAGCAAACATTAAATCTTGTAAAGTATCTTAACATTCGGGATCCCGAACAATGAAAAGGGTGCCTTATAGCACCCATAATATCAACTTATATTACTTACCTTCAAATCCTGGTGGGAGTGTTCCATAATAGGCATTGAACTCAAATAGAGCATCCCAATCTTGATCTGAAGCTTGGTTTCTCCAGAATTGCCATAATCCTGCATGACTACTTTTATGAAACACATCTACATGTATATCATGTATATCTGAACCCAATTCAATTCTGTATAGAAGCAAAGGTATTGCAAACGTAAGACCAGAATTGTATATTAAATCATCTGCAACTGCTCTAGGTTTAGATCCATTATCAAGTTTATACTTATCACCACGACAATGTAACCTTACAAGTTTCTCTGCATGATGTCTTGTAATCAAATAACAAGCAGTAGAGAAATCGTTTACAAATCTTCTATGAAGTTGAACAGCAATTTGTGCAGGATTAATAATTGCCAACTGAACTACATCATAACAGTATGGTATCTTTGCAGTAAACTCCTTCCACGTAAATGCCCAATGAGATATTGGTCCTAAATCACAATCATCTTCCATGATCAATGCACATGGAGCATCTGTTTCTAAAAATTCTTTGAGTGCCTTTAAATGAGATGTTGTACATCCAACCTCACCCGAATTCATATTATCTGGATATCTACCTTTAAGAATATCACTTAAATCATCTTCTCTGCCATCATATGCAGATACTCTCTTATAATTACTAATCTCCCAATACTTAAATTGATCTTCCATATATTGCCATCTATCTGGTTTACCATCAAGATTAATACAGTATATTGGGGGTAGACCCTTTAACTTGTATAGTGCTTTGTTTTTATCCATGAGCAAGAATATTATTTAAGATTTCAATTTTTTGTTTGAATACATCAACTTTACCATCCCATATAGTTCCACCTCTAAAATGAAGAAACTTTTCATCCATAAAGGTTTCCATGTTTACTAGAGTTTCTCCTTTATATTCGCCCTCAAACTTACAGTTTATTGGATAAGGTTGAATATTATTTTCCATAAGGAAATTATGAGACTCTCCTCCAGTATCACACATTTGTCCACCAAACCAACCAGGAAAGAATTTAACCTCAGAATTATATTTTTTTATCTCAGGCATATTTAATAGAGTAAAACCTGGCCAAAGATATTCAACATCTTCCCTACTTTGCATAAATGAAGAAATCTCTTTACCCCTCATAAACTCTATTAGGTCTAACTTCTCCATTAAAAATATATCACTGTCTATGAGGAATACGATATCATCTAAACAAGATGTATATACAATATTATCTAACGCAAATTGAATAGCATTTGCATGACCCATTGAAGGACCTGAGACTTGTTCATTTGTATTTCTATACCATGTTGCTACATCATCATGTTTAGAACATACCTCCATAAATTGTTCAGGCATAGCTTCATGTTTTGAATCATCAATACAAATAAGTTCAAAATCACAAAGAAGATTTTCTTTGAACTTTTCTATCTGTATGTCCAAAAACTTTGGAAAGTTTACTACTGGGGAAACTATTTTTACTTTCATTTCTTTTGAAGAACCACCTGATATTCATCCATAACTAAATCAAATCCATTGTCTAAAAGAAAAGGAATTGAATACTTTGCTTTACCATAATCAGATTCTTCATTATCAACAATTTTAGGTGTTGTATTTCTTACATCATCAATAAGTATTACACCATTCTTACTCATTATATTACAACCTGCAATCAACTGTGCTTCTCTCAAATGCAATTCTGCTGTTGGTTCTATAGGATGCATATCTCCCGTATCCATATAAAGAAAGTCTATCTGACCATCTCCAGAAGATAGGAAATCTTCAGAAGACATTACATGATATTCTATATTAGAAAGACCTTTTGATACTACCTTACTTCTTTCAATATGTAATGGATTCAAATCTACTGTTATAAGATCTATATCAGTTCCTTGAATCATCTCACCAATAACACGAGTAAAACATCCCGCAGACCAATCCCATATAGCAGGAACATTTGGTTGCCAGTATACTGTATCATCTTCATTACAACCAGGAAATTTACCATCAACAAAACTTCTTGTAGTACCTAACTCTACAATTGTTTTAAAGTTATATTTTTCTACCTGATCCCAACAATACTTCATTGTATCGTATCTAAACTTAGGCACTCTGCCATAGTACTGTTCAAACTGCTCTTTGGTAGTATAGTTCCAATGAGCATTATCCATATAGTTTTTGTAAGTCTCTAAGGCATTAGACATTATAAATTTTCCTCCACTGATCTAAGGTCTTACTCTGGTGTTCTTTAGCACACTTGTTCATTATACCACGAATTTTCTTTTTGTGCTCCTTTACTATTTTAAATGTTTCTGGAATCTCTTCAAAGTCATCAATATAAAGAGCAAACTGATCATAGTATTCATTGTACCATTCACAAACGTTCGTAGTATCTTTAAATAATCCACTACCGAACCAGTAGTTATTACCTGTTGAATGATTTTTAGCTGATGAAAGATGAAGAAGAAACTCCTCTGATGGAAGAATAACAGGTAAACCTATATTCATTAATTCAAAAGTAGCAAATTTAGAATACTGTTCTGGTAAGATAAAATATGCTTCATATTTTTTAGCAAGTTCTACTAATCCTTTATAACCTCTATACTTACATGGATCTGCTGATAGACCATAATGTTCCATCATCTTTACAGAGTCTTGCCACAAAGTATCATTATGATACCTAGAAACTAATACATCTCCTCCTTTTAATTCATCCCCATAATCTCCACCAAAACCAATCATTCCTAAATCTTCATTTTCAGAAAGTGGTTTATCAATAGAAACTCCAATAGGACGAATTACTTCCTCAGTAAATTTAACCTTGTATGCTTCTGCCCACATGGTTTCAAACTTTGTATATGGAATTATTTTTACATTATCTTTACCTACAGATTTATTCATAAGAATATGATACGCAGTATCCTCCTGCATTTCATAATTAAATCTATTACATACCCATACAATTAGTTGCCCCTTAAACTCATCAATATTCTCTAAGAATATTCTTGATAGGGGTGCAGTATCAGATGTAATAATAAAATCAAATGAATTAAAATAATCTTTATGTTCTTTCCAAGTAGAATCTGCTATCTCTTTTGTAATACGATAAACATCTCTCTTTATAATATCATTCCATATAGAAAGTTTGTTTGTTAAATCCAATCCAAGTTGATCACAAACATATTGGTGGTCTTTAAGACAACCATAATGATGTGATAGATGTAATACTTTTGTCATTGTTTAGCGATCCATGCCTCCAATCCTATTCTAGGTTGCCAACCTAGATTTTTAAGTTTACTATTATCAGAAAGACTTCTCCTTGCCTCTCCTTCTCTAGAAGGAATTGTAGTTGTACCAGAAGGACTATCTACAAGTCTTGCAATTTGATTAACTGAATACTCTATACCTGACCCCACATTAAACACACCAACTACATCTCTATCAGCAACAAACATATTTGCATATGCTACATCAGCAACATGAATAAAATCTCTTGTCTGTTCTCCATCTCCAATAATAGTTAAAGGTTTCTCTTCAAATTTTTGTTTTTGAAATATTCCTATTACAGGAGCATACTGTCCTTTATGTGCTTGTCTAGGACCATATACATTAAAATATCTGAGAGATACTGTCTGCATTCCATACAGATCATTATACATCTTCATCAAGTTCTCCCCTGCAAGTTTAGATACTGAATATGGATTCAAAGGATCTGGTCTATCAGTTTCAAAACATGGTTCAGTTGTACTTCCATATATTGCTGCTGTAGAAGAAAACACTACTTTTCTAATGTCTAATTCTCTTGCTACTTCTAATACATTTAGTGTACCAATAACATTATTTTTATAAGATGGTATTGGATTCTCTATTGAATACTGAATAGAAATATCTGCTGCCATATGGTAAATGCAATCTGCATTTGTGCAAGCATTTTTTAAAAATGTAAAATCAGTAATATCTCCTTTTACATTAATTGCATTTGGATTCCAATAAACTTCATCATGAGTATTTGCGGATTCATTATCTATAACTACAACCAAATCTCCTCTATCTAGTAATCTATCTACAAGATTAGATCCTATAAATCCTGCACCACCTGTTACAACACTTACTCTCTGTTTTGGTGGTGCTACTGGTTTTGGTTCTATTTTAGTTCTTCTTAATTTTTTAATCATAACTTGAGTAGATCATTTAGTCTATTAACATATGTATGTTTATCTCGAACGAAGTTCATTGCTTCACGCATCTTCTTCTCTGTACAAGATTTATAATCTTCTACAACTCTATCATAAAGGGTATCTAGGTTATTGTCAAATGTAACATGATCTCCAAACAAATCTTTTATTGCTGGCATATTACTACCGCACCATTTTCCATAACTAATACTTTTGAATAATCGACAAGGATAATATTTACCCATATCAAAAAAAGGTTTCTCTCTAATATCAAAAGATATATAAGAGTCTCTAACCATTGCAATATTCTGATTTATATCAGGAGGATTCCCATCATATAAAGAATATCTACCACTATACCCACCAACATTTACGAAGTTCTTTCCTTTTGATTTTATAATATTAGAAAACCTTCTTATATTTTCTCCTTGCATTGATCCCACAAAGAATATATTTTCCTTTTCTTCATCGTAAGGATCTACTGGACACTTATCAATTTCTGAAGGTAGTAAATCTGTTGCCCACTTAGTTATAATAGTTCTAGTAGGATGCTCATAAAAACTTCCTCCTATATTTTCTACACTTGGCCAAACGTAATTTTCTCCATAGTGCCAATGCTTTGAATCATGTACAAAATTATAAACTTTATATCCCGCATACTTCTGTCTTTTTTCATACTTAAATGGTTCATCAGAATTATGAATAAAATATTTACAGTCTTTTCTTAAAGGTATATTTTTACAAACCTGATGTTCTGTTATAAAAATAGCATTTGAAAAATCTACATCCATTACATTATCAGTATCGTCATACCAATATACTTCGTGTCCTAGGTAATCTGCTGCTCTCCAATATCCATAATGAATATAGGAATGTGTATGAGAATGTAATTTATGTCCCCAAATAACTATTTTCATTCTTTAACTTCTAGAGGTAGCCAAAACCTTTCATCATATGACATCATTCTAACACTAGGGTATGATGATAATGCTTGATCAGTTCCATTAGAACTTGTTTGATAAAACATTGGATTATCAAACGCATACACATCATAATACCTCTGAACATCGGCAAAACCAATATCATGATGATCTGAAATCAAATACCCATGATATGCAATTCTCTTACATAAATCAATATAATCTGAATTGATATACAATATAGCATGTGCACCCACCATATTGTATATTTTAACTAAATTATCATAATTATCAACATCTTCCCGTTGCACACAAGGACCAGAATGTCCATTCATACGTCCCCAAGAAGATACTCCAAGGTATACAGCATCTGCATCATCTGGTATATCAACTTCATCAATAAAGTTAAGAGGTAGACAATCATCTTCTAATAATATAAAAGGAGGATCAACTTCCTCTAAAGCAAGTGCATGCGAATATGCACATCCCCTTTTACCTATAGGATCTTTAAAACCAGACACTCTGATAATATTTTTAAATCCTAATTGTTTTAAATTTTCTTCAAGAGTTTCCTTTCTCTTTGGTTGATCATCAAGGTTAATATAGACTACTGGAAGATCAGTAAGTTTCAATTTCATGTTCTAAGTTCAGAATGATTTTTCTTTAAAGCAATAATTTTTGGTTTGAAGGGATAATCTGGATTCTGCATTTGTTCTTCTGCAAAACAATAAGAAGGTGTCAACCTTAATGTAGGAGGATTATCAATCATATAACGATTCATATGCGATTCATCATGCCATAAAGCGATAACATCGTTTTCAAGATCTTTAGTAACACGGTCAGCAATAACCTCAGACATCTTTAAGAATTCTTTTGTACTACCTCCATTGAATCCACCTGCATAATAATAATCTCCCTCTTCACCAGGTTTTACACATGCTAAACAATTTGGATTACGATCATATGTTCTTTGTTCTTTAGGAGAAAATGTTTGATACGGATGCATTGTTCCTACCAAATCACTTAATACTTCATCTCCTACATCTTGAACTATTCCCATATCAATATCAAAGTAATAACAATAATCAAATTGTGAAATATATTCTTTTTCTTTTACAAAATAATTATATCTTTTTAAAGTAGGCATTGGCCAGTCTTCATGTTCTATCTTAGACACTTTAACATTACTAGATGCATCTACATCATGATCTGTAAATAAAAGACATTCCATATCATGTCCTTCTAGAAAGTTATCAGCAATATTGTCATACAACCTTTCTACAAATTGTATGTATTTGTTTGTTGCTATGGTTAGTATTAAAATTTTCATCTTAAATCTCAATGTAATTTACATTATCAAAGATAAAGAATCCTTTATCTTTATGTTCTTTAACTGTCCCGTGAAGGAAACAATTTAATTCTACGTTAGACTGCTCTTTATATTTAACAGCAGCTGCCATAGAGTTTCCTCCAGAATAAAGACAAAAGTAACTCTTTGCACTATTAATTATATTAGCATACTCAAAAATATTTTCAACTACCAGTTGATTATTCTCAAAAGGAAAACCTCCAGATAAAGAAAGTGAATTTACATTTTTGAACGATACGAACAAAGCATCATCTGGAACTGTCTCTCCTACAAGAGAAAATAATTTATCTCCATCATAAAATTCATTAACATTATTTTTTAATAATGTGTGTGCAGATAAATCAACAATAGTTTTATCTTTATACTCATTTAAAATTTTAGCATCATAATATATCTCAGGATATCTTCCAGATCCTACAAATCCGTGACGTATCTCTGCAGCAGATACAATATTATCAGTTCTCCCTTTTTGAATATCTGGAGCACACGCACCAACGTTTGCTACATTACTAACTATACCCTTTACATAAGGATTATTTGCCCAACAAAATTCATATATCTCAGGATTCCTATAAGAGTTATGTTGAGATATAAAAAATTCTACACCCTTTTCAGAGAATAGTTTTGGTAGAGTTGTGAATTGAAGATTATCTCCTAAACCACCCCAAGGTTGTCCAAAGTATACTTTCATCATTAGTCTTTGAAAAAATCTCCATCTGAAATTGCTTTATCATCAATATAATGATCAGCAAAAGGTTTACCTAACATAAGTCTATGAAATTTACATCCCCAATCTAATAATTGATAGTGGGTTTCTTCATAACAGAAAGCATAGGATAGAACTTGATCATCATCAGTTCTACCCATACCTCTTGCTGTGAAATAAATTATCTTATGTCCTGCATCATATAGATCATTAATTCTATTTATTCTATTCTGATAGGGTTTTGCTTTAGAATAGTCACCATAAGTTTGAGTACAAATGGTGTTATCTACATCTACCACATAAGTTTTTATTTTATCCATGCAGCAAAATCATTCATAAAACCATCATAAGATTCATCTGTTTTGGGATGATGAATCATCTCAGTTATAACAGGTAATCCTGTGGTAACAATATCAGCACCATAATCCCACGCATCGCATACATCTTGTTGTGTACGAATACTACCTGCAATGATTTGTGTATCTAAACCATTCTCTCTAATATACTGTTTGGTTCTTCTAAGTGCTCTTTTAACATCTCCACCATGCTGGTTTAATCTACAGTAAAATAGTGAAACATACTTAGCACCTGCTGAAGCACAGTGTATTAATTGTTGTTCACTATAACAAATAGTAGCATTAATTTTAACTCCTGCTTGACTACAAGTTTTAATTGCTCTTAGACCATCAGCACTAACAGGAATCTTTACATATAATTCTGGACAATAACTGACAAATTTATCATATATCTCAGAAGCTTGTTTTACCATAGGTTCATAACCTTCAGCAAAAACTTCTACACTCAAAGATAAACCCTCAGACCCACAATACCTAGCAAGTTTTTCAATAAGACTATCAAAACTTCCCGTAGGTTCCTTAGCAATAATTGATGGGTTTGTAGTTACACCTTGTATAACACCCATATCATTCGCCTTTATAATCTCATCAAGATTGGCAGTATCAGCAAAAAGGTAATTCATTAATCCTCTATAAAAGTGTATTTTTTACCGTCTTCAACGATGTTTGAATCGGTATCATCGTCCTTATTTGACCATTCTATCACAACAGTATCCTCTATTGCAATACGCATGTGCATTAATCCAGGTGGTATGTGGAATACATCACCTTTCTCAAGAATAATTGACTTATTCTTAGCACGTCCAATCCTCATTCCTACTTTAAGTTTGCCAGATTGAATATAATAATATTCATCCTTCTTTACATGATACTCCATGCTGCTCTGAGTGCCAGCTTTCATGAAGACTTCTTTCAATGTAAAGTCATCTGTTGCAAATACACTTGTAATGTATCCCCAATACTTATTCAATCTTTCTCCAGACTTTAAAACAGGAGGTAACTCCTGTCTTCCATAATTATTGTCCGTAGTATTTGTTGATTCCATTTTTTCTTTCAAAATGTTTGGTATAGAGTTCTTCAGTGAACTCATTAAATTCATCTGTTATACTACGATTTATATTAGCAGTATAGTATGCCATTTCAGCAATCTCTTCCAATACTATAGCACACTCTAAAGTTCTGTCAGGTGAATCTGAGAAAACCATAACACCATGTCTAGGAAGAAGGATTGCAGGGATATTAAGTGGATTAATTTTATTTTCTTGAAAATAATCAACTACAGATTGTCCCAAACCTTTTTCATATTCTTCCAAATCATTAATCTTTAATTCTCTTGCTAGAGGGATATCCGATAAGAAATAATCAGCATGTGTAGTTCCTAAAATTGGGATAGGTTGCATTGCCTGTGCCCAAGAAGTAGCAAACTTTGAATGACTATGAATTATAGATTTTATTTCTGGAAATGCTTTATATATTTCTAAATGAATAGCAGTATCTACAGATGGTTTCTTTCCTGATATTTGTTTTCCTGTATAAAGTTCTATGATGCATATTTCACTATAAGATAGTTTTGAGAAATCAACACCAGAAGGTTTTATAGCAATATACTTTCCATCTTCAGAAAGGACACTAGCATTACCCCATGTAAGTTTGACTAAATTATTATCTTTAATACTTTTATTAAGTAGTAAACAATCTTCAATCTCTTTATACATAACTCAAACTTTCTACAAAATTAGAAGCTTCCATGTTTGCAAACTCTGGATCTCCAGATGCTAAGAACGCAGCATAAAATGCATCTCCTGCACCCATAGTACTTACAGCATCTTCAACTTTATATCCTTCATAATCTATACCCTTAAAAGAACACCCTTTGTCTCCTTTAGTAACACATATATTACTATCTCTACCAACTGATCGAGATTCTTTTTCATTACATACGATATAATCTACCTTATTATATAAGAAGTAATTTGATTGACGACTTGATATTTGAGATGATGCATATGTTTCAATACCTTTATGCTTTACGCAAGTATTAATAAAAGGTTCAGTTATTAATCCACATCTATAATCTGAAAAAGCAACTATATCATAATCAGATAAATTAACATCAATTAAAGGATGAAGGTTTTCATCATTTACACTATTAACTTGAAGATATTTGTATGTAGAATCCCCACGAGATACCCAATACCTACTCTTAGTATTATTTTTACCTTGATAGAAATTAAGAATCTTTGCTCCAGTAGAACTAATAGAATTAACATGTTCTTCTGATACAGAAGTTAAAAAGGTAACATTTAAATCATAATCTGCTAAACGTCTTGCAACATTAGCTGCACCACCATAGTTAAATCTGTTTGTATCATAAACAGTTTTTAATGTAGGAGTCTCTAGAGATAGACCTGATGCAATAAGAAATATATCCTCATCAATTATGGTATCTCCAACTATTAGAAATTTTATATCTTCTCGCATGACCCCATATTCCTAATTTTTTCCATAGTATTAGTTGTCGAATAATCCCCTATTAGTGGATAAACTTTAACCTGTATTGTATCTGGTATTTCATCCCTTTCTCTTAATTCATCAGCAGTCCACTCTGATCCTTTAACAAGAACATCAGGACACAATGTTTTATATAAAGTTTTAAGTTCTTCAGAAGAATTAAAAGTAACTACAGAATCAACGTACATATTAGTCTCTAAAACTTTTCTACGATCTTCTTCATTATTAATTGGTCTATCTTCTCCTTTTAGTAGTCTAACTCTTTCATCAGAATCAATAGCAACTATAAGTTTATCTCCTTGATTCTTAGAAAATTTTAAAAGTTCAATATGTCCTTTATGCAATATATCAAAAACACCATTAGTAAGAACTATACCACTATGATCATCTATCTTCTCTACTCTCTTAACATGTCTTCCTTCTCCCCATGCTTCATCTAACCACATCTTACTCATCTCTCTCATTTCTACCTGAGAAGATAACCAAGATCCTAAACAAAGAACATTTGAATCATTATGTTCTCTTGATTTAACAGCAGTAAGTTCATTATGTGCAAGAACAGCACGAACTCCAGAGAAACGATTAGCAACAATACTCATCCCAACTCCAGTACCACATATAAGAATACCTCTGTCTGCTTCTTTATTGCCAACTATCGTTGATAACTGAGCAGCATAATCAACATAGTCCACACTAACTTCTGGAGTATAGGGACCAATATCAATAACTCTGTAACCTTCTCCTTTCAGATAGGTTTTCAATTGCTGTTTGTCTTCTACGCCATTATGGTCAGAAGAAATAATAATTGTTTTCATAAGAATGTAAAATCACCAAAAGGAACATCTTGAATACTTTTGTTACCGCATTCAGCAGCGAACCAATTTTTAGGTGCAATAATTTTTTGACTCTTTGCTAACCATGCACCCCACCATGAAAATGATGAGTTAGCAATAATATGATACGTGCATAAAGACATCAGACACAAATCAAACTCTGTTGTGTTTTCATCAGAGATCATAAACCTATCATCAGAAAATAATTCTTGCTGATGGCACCATGATGGATCATCTGAAAAAACAATTACTGGAATCTTTGCATCAAATTTACTTAGTGCATTTCTATAATACTCTATAGATTGAGTTGGATGATTAGGATTAACAGTATAATCTCCCCTTCTAATATGAAGAGATATTGATTCATTATCTCCTATAATACTATTATACAACTCTTTACAAGTTTCCGTGATACTTGTTGAGAAACTGAAATCTTTTCTTATATCATCTTCTATATGCTTGAAATATTTTTCTGACTGGAAGTATCCAACTAGGTCAACATTATCAGGACAATTAACAAATAGTTCTTCATCAAAATGATGCATTCTTTCCCATAAAGTTTGATTCTTTTGAAATCCTATATTATTGTTCTCTATATTTTGAAAGACGTCATATATGGTAACATCTGATTGTGATACCAATTCATCCTGCGTCCCAAATGCATCTTTAGGTGGTATAGAAAAAGAGTAACCTCTATTAGTAGCTATACCTTTAAGAGAAGCATATTGAAACATTTGGTTGGCAAGTCTGCCTAAATTACCAAGACGATTAATTGATAACATAATCAACCATAATTAAAGGAAAGAGATATTCTAGGTTCAGTATTTTGACCAGAAGGAACACAATGTAAAATACTAGATGGGAAAATTAACATGATTCTATCATAAGGTTTAAAATTACAAGCATCACTATTATATCGAGTTTGAATTTGATGTGGGATACATAAATTCCATGCAGGATGTCTAAATTTTATATCTGAAGATCCTGGTGGTACTTTAGCATAATATACTCCACTAAAAGAGTGTGGAACATGATTATGATACTCTTGGTAGTTATTTCCTTCATAAAGATTCCACCACCATTCTTTATTCATATGATCCATACTCACATCAGCCTTTATAGTCCTAATGTATTGTCCCATATGATAATGAGCACGTTTAAGTATAAGATCAAATTCCCTATCCTTTAATGGTAATCCAAAAGAATTTTTAGGACTTCCTGTTCCAGAGTGCCAAAGATCTTTTCCCCTACCAACTTCTCTATCTTGTATTGAGACAATATGATTAACTAATTCATCGTTCTCTTCTTTTGTTAGGACATCAGTTACAACATATAAAGGTGTAGGAAATAGATCTACTATATTATTTTCATCCATCATTGGGAGCAGTACCATTCGTATGTAGATCTAATCCCATCTTCCAAACTAATTTTTGGTTCCCATCCTAATGATTTAACCTTATCAACATTAAGAACTTTACGTGGTGTACCATTTGGTTTTGATGTATCCCAATTAAAACCACCAGTAAATCCTACAACATCTGCAATAGTTGTGGCAAGTTCTTTAAGAGTGACATCCTCACCTGTACCAATATTAATTGGTTCTGAATCATCATACTTCTGCATACAAGTATAAACAGCCTCTGCTAAATCATCAACATGTAAGAACTCTCTCATGGGAGATCCATCACCCCATAGATCTATAGGATGCATATAAGTACCACCAATATCATTACTTACATTATTCTTACCTTCATGACATTTACGTATCATTGCAGGTAGAACATGAGAATTTTCTAAATCAAAATTATCATTAGTACCATATAGATTAGTTGGCATTAATGATATAGCATTAAATCCATACTGTTGTCTATATGCCTGACACATTTTAATACCAGCAATCTTAGCAACTGCATATGAATCATTGCTTCCTTCTAACTTACCAGTAAGCAATGACTCTTCTGTAATGGGTTGTTCTGCAAACTTAGGATAGATGCAAGAAGAACCTAACATTATAACCTTCTTAACTCCATAACGATATGCAGCATCTATAAGATTAGTCTGAATCATCAGATTATCATAAATGAACTCAGCAGGATACTTACTATTAGCCCCTATACCACCTACCTTAGCAGCAGCAATAATTACATACTCTGGTTTTGACTGTTCAAAATAAGCATCAACCTGTACTTTATTTCTTAGATCACAATTCTTTCTTCTAACCCAATAGAGGTTATTATAATTCTTTGCTTCTAAATTTCTTTTAATTGCTGATCCTACAAGACCATTATGACCTGCAATGAATACTTTACTATTACTGTCCATAGATGCACATGTCCTCAACTAATTGTTTAAATGATGTTGTTGGTTCCCAACCCAGTTTTTCTTTTGCCTTTGTAGGATCTCCTAACAACGATTCAACTTCTGCAGGTCTAAAATACCTTTTATCAACTTTAATAACAGGTCTCTTCGTATTCCAATCATAACCAACCTCATCTAATCCTTCTCCTCTCCACTCTAACTTTATACCAAATATTGGTGCTGCTTCCTCTACAAATTCACGAACTGAATGTTGTTCTCCAGTTGCGATTACATAATCATCAGGTTCATCTTGTTGAAGCATAAGATACATTGCTTCAACAAAATCTTTAGCATGACCCCAATCTCTTTTAGCATTAAGATTGCCAAGATAAAGACAATCTTGAAGTCCAACAGATATTCTTGAAAGACCTTGTGTTATCTTACGAGTAACAAAAGTTTCTCCTCTACGTGGAGATTCATGATTGAATAGAATGCCAGAACTGCAGTGCATGTTATATGCTTCACGATAGTTCTTTATAATCCAGTATCCATATAATTTAGCAACTCCATATGGAGATCTTGGATAAAAAGGTGTTGTCTCTGTTTGTGGATTTGCTTGTACTAAACCATAGAGTTCTGATGTAGATGCTTGATATATTCTTGTATTTTTCTCCATACCAAGAATACGAACTGCTTCTAATACACGAAGAGTTCCAAGACCATCAACCTGTCCTGTATATTCTGGCAATTCAAAAGAAACTTTTACATGACTCTGAGCACCAAGATTATATATTTCATCTGGTTGAACTTTCTGAATAACACTAATAACATTAGTAGCATCAGTTAAATCTCCATAATGAAGATGTATATCTTCATAAATCTTATCTATTCTATGGGTATTAATTAAAGAAGAACGACGGACTATACCATGAACTTCATATCCTAATTCTAAAAGAAGTTCAGCAAGATACGATCCATCTTGTCCTGTAATACCTGTTATTAATGCAACCTTAGTCATCATACTCTAATCATAATTTTAAGTCTTCTATAATACATTCTATAACAGCATTATAGTCTGCATCGGGGTCTTCCCCATTTAAATCAATATATTGTAAATTCTCGTAATATCTTTTTACTTTCTTATATAGTTTAGGGTTTTTTACGTCTAAGAATATTTCTTTATTTGCCGCAGCACGAAGAATGCTTATATCTTTTTTAAATTTAGTTGTGAGAGTCATTGCTCTATAACGGTTTACGATCTAATTATAAGGTAAGATCTAAAAATTGTCAATAGTAACTTACCGATGATTTATTAACGGGATTTAAATACAGGTTCCCAGAAACAGTTATTCTATAATCATCGCTTGTATAAAAAGGATATACGCAATGATGTGCTATAGAGGGGAACATTATAATAACTTGTTCCCAGTCTTTATCTGCCTCTATAACATGAGGTACAAATTCACCTAAACCATTACCAGTATAGAAAGCAAAGCAACCAGGAAATCTTTGAGTTTGATTTTGAGTTCTTGGAGAATCAAATTCTTCTTTTAAGTCGTAAGGAATTTTGACAAATATATTAAAACTATACAAACCACTATGATTATGAACTGGATTGAATTCATATTTTTTCATAAAGTTTACCCAACAATTTCTAAGTCTAAGATCAAAGGACATACCATTATCTAAAGACATAGTTTGGTTTCCCATAGATTGCATATAATTAAAATGCTTTTCATATGTACTCGCTAAACTACGTAAATAAGTTTCAAGTGTATACATATTGACTTGGTTTTGAAACCCCATCGAATATTGTTCTTCTATATTTCCAACTAACTTTGTATTATGATGAATCTTTTTCCCTGCAGCAATATCTATTTCATCTAAAATAATCTTATATACATCATCAGGTATCTTATCATCAATGTATCCAAGATTACTAATGAACTCATGAATTTTATATTTGTTTTTCAAAGAAAACACCTCCATCATTACCGTACATTGTTACCTTCCACCCATCTCCTCTCTTTCTATAAACCTCTTTAGAAGTCTCAGCACCATCTTTAGTTGCTACCAACCAAGTTCTTTCATACCAATCATTTTCCACATTAAAATGAAATCCTTTATCAATTAATTTAAAAGCAAGAGCATCTAATGGATCACCATCTTTATCTTTTTTTGTAACAGGTTCTATATCTATACGTGCTGGTTCATTAAACCCACGAAATAAATTCTTTAACCATTCTATCATAATAGTATAGCACCTATCACAAAGCCTTTAGCAAATGATAAACATAACATTTGATAGTCAGTAAGGTTGAATTTATCTTGAAACTTCTTTGCTAGGTTCCTATCCCACTCAACTACCTTATCAAATCCGTCTTTTAAATTTAAATTCCACATAGTTCTATGGGTTTACGTTGGGGTTAAAATGTCTTAACATAAAATACAATGTTATAGCAACTATAATGCATAACGAAAGAAATGTAATCACTTTTATAATTTGGGTAATTTACTTAGACCTGCTCTAACTAAATCATTTTCAACAATAATTTTTGTTTTTTGTGCAATGTCCTCTAGTATATTAACATCAATATCCATAAAAGGTGGGATAATACCTAAAATTCTTAACAATCCATCAACAAACAATGCTAAACAAGTGAACCCAAGAATCATACTAATGATAGTCGCATCACGATTATGCTTACGCATGGATTCCTCATCTATCCTTCTTGCCTCATCAACTGCTTCTTTAATCAATCTATCAACTTCTTTTTTGGTATAGAAACTTGATATCCCTAACCATGAGAGATTATTTAAATCAGATTTTTGAGATTTATTTTCCAATGAAACATCCGATAGAGGGAAACTATCTACAATTTGTTTTATATTAGACTTAGACATGCACCTATTGTAATATGGTTAGTATATTGTGTCAATAGTATTTAACATGCTATAATTATTAAAGAAGGTTTTTAGTGTTAGTTGTTACCTCATTTAGCAAATTATGTTAGTAAAAGATAAAAAAAGAATAGAATTTGAAAGATTATTAAGGAAACTTGGTTATAGAGATAGAAGTCCTATTCTTCCACAAGATGAAAAAAGAATCAAAGAGCAACAATATATATGCTCTACTGGTGCAATTATGATCTCTACATTCATTATATTATATAAAACAAAAAAGAGTTACCTGTGGTTGGAATTTTTAGATAGTTATGAAGAAGATAATTTAGAAGATATCATTTCAAAACTAGCAGAAAAAATAAAATATAAAGAGAAAGCAAGAGTCGCAGAAGTTGGATATGAAGCAAAGTATACTCAACAACCAAATCAATTCACTTTAAAAGAAAGAAAGAAAATACTTCTTGATTTTATGAAGATGACATACACTCATCTTGCAGAAGGTATGGTAAAACTATCTCCAAAACCAGGCGATGTTCTTGTAGCAAAACCACATGGTCCAAAGATAAATGAAGGATTTACAGAATCATCTTTAGTTATTGGCCAAAGACAACGAGCAATGGTTGCCAAGAGACTTGGTTTTGGTAATATACAAGATGATGATTTTCAATATGCTCGCTATGATGATAACTGCATACTACGTCCTATTTAAAAGACCTATCTTCAAAATCTAATTTACGGACTTTACGTTTATTTCTCTTTTCTTGCCATTCTAATTCAGATGGAGTAAGACCAATATTTAGATCAACAGGGTTGTAAGTGTTTAACATTACAACCTTTTCCATATCATTCGCAGAAATAACATCACCCTTAATTGTGGTCATATTAGAACAACCACAACACACGGATTTTCCAGCAGCACTCTCTAATTCCTTCCCACAGGAACGGCACCTTACTCTAATTTTGTCCATTTCAAATCTTATGTCTTACACAAAGTCTTTTCTTTATATATTATTTTCCAATCCTCTCAACTGCTTGACGAGACTTTTTAAGGATGTCACCTCTCAATGGAACATAACCTAAAACAGATGCCTTCTCTTGATACTCATCACTGAGTAACTTTCTAAAGGTTTCCTTTACTGCTTCAGTCTTACGACCATTACCAGTTTCATAAGCAAGTACCCACGTAAG